TGTCTTCGTAATCTTTTGCCATGTAAAACTATCCCACTCGAATGATTCGAGATTTTAAAGGTTTTTTGAAATTATAACCGAAAACACTCTCGCTTCCACTAAAACTTGCGGCAGAACTTGCCATGGTCAATGCAAGTGCATCTGCTTTGTCCGGGGATTTAATTCCTCTTTTCTTCATTTCTTCTTTTGACTCTATCTTTATTTTTCCAGTGGATGTATATTTATAGAGAGGCGCAGCCAATTCCGAGACAAGCTCATCATCAATAGGAAGTCGGCAATCACGCTGCGCCAACCATTCTTTTATCGCAAACCATAACTCAGCGCGTAAGTTCAAATAATTTTTTCTACTGCTTGGGGACTCAGATACATTAATGCCACGCACAGGTAAATCTTGCTCTCTTAGTCTGTCCACCACGCCCGCGCCAAGTCCAATCACATCAACTAATATTTCTTGTGGGCGTTCCATGATAGTTGCATCATCGTAGCGATTTTTAATCACACCACAAAGTTGCATCAAATCCATAGAGGCAAATGATTTAATTTCTAAAACTGTATTACCCTGGCGCACACACAGCGCAGAATTATCGCCACCGAAGCGGGCAACATCTAAACCCCACACTATGGGCGCGGAGGCGGTGAGGGCGACATCACGATCTACTGCTGCGCGTATAAGTTCCATAGATATCACAGTATCATCGTCAGCTTTTGGAAACTCACCCATGACTTCTACGCGGGAGACTGTCGAATCCTCGCCATATTGTTCAATCATGGTTTGAAATAGCTTTTGGTCAGTGCCTTCGACTGTGCGTGAGTCTACTTGGAGTGATTGCCAAAAACTGCGTTTGCTGTGAAAAGAGTCATAAAACGGCCCAGTATTTCTGCGCGGGTTGGAGAAAGTAAACCAATAACGATCTTTGGTAGGCTCAGAGAAGAAACCTTCAGAAACCGAGTAGATGGGCGCGGGAATACCTGATGCCTCATCCATGATTAAACAAACTCCGTAGGAGCTGTGAATACCAGCGAAAGCATCTGGGTTTTCTTCTGACCATAACTGCGCTTGTGCATAATAGTACCCAGTATCTATCTTTAGGTCGCGAATCAACGCTTCTTCAAACCAACCAGCAGGTTTAATGGTGGTAGCTGTTTTTGTAAACCAATGTGAATTTATTGAAAGAGTAAGCCATTTACCTAACTCAGCCCAAGTTCTACTTCTAAGCTGCTGTTCGGTGTTGGCGGTAACAATAATGGTTGCGCCAAGCCTTGTTGAAAGCATCCAAATGATTAACCAAGCTACTAATGCTGATTTACCAATACCACGACCAGATGCTACAGCTAATCTGAACATCTCTGGTAACTCTATGCTGCTGTTTCTTTGTATATGCGTTGTAATATTTCGCAAAATTTTTTCTTGCCACTTACGAGGGCCATCAAAATGTTCGAGGGGGGTGTCTTTTTGTCCCCATGGGAAGGCAAATTTAACAAAGTTATATGGATCATCTTTGATGTTCATTGACCATAGTTCGGTCATTAATTGCTTTTCTTGTTTAGGGTCGTATTTCATAAAAAAAAATTAAAAAATTTTAGTGCAAGTGTTCTAAATTTTTAGCCCCCGTCGAAAAAGTGACCGGGGGGGTTGCAAAATCGGAGAGTAGATCTTGCCGAGCTGCCCGGTCGTGACATGGATACAGTAAGGGAGATGAGAGAGTTCCCACGCCTAGCTCGTATTTTTCGTTGGCAACGAGTCCTTTGTAAGGACTTGTTGTGAATCTAGCTGATCTTCTACGACTTTGCCATCAATCACCCTAGTTTTTGCAGAACTAAGTATTTCAGCTAGATTTAAGTTGTGATTTACCTCTTGCCTATCACTCCAGGACTTTGAATCTCTATTTTTTAAGTAAAAGATTTGGGCCGTCACATTACCTTCGTTGGCGGATTTGAACAAACTGTTTGAAACTCGCGCCAAACCTTTTGCCTCTCCCCTTTTTATAGCTTCCGATAATTCCAAACTTCTCTTTTTATTTTTATTGTAAGTGTCCCAAGAAATCCCCAAAGCGCGGGAAATTTGATAAGGCCCAAGACCTTGAGCAGCAAGTTGTTCAACTCTATCTATATCAATAACAACAGGCTTTCTTCCGGGTTTTTTTCTAGGTTTATCCATCATTTATATCATTAATTAACTCATTATAAGTTTTATTTGAATCTAAATGCACTGCATTTTGACCAGTAAATTCTTGCCACCTTTGTATTATGACATCGCAATACTTTGGATCTAACTCCATTAAGTAAGCTGAACGATCTAGTTTCTCACAAGCAAGTAATGTAGAGCCACTACCACCAAATAAATCTAAGACTTTGTTTTTTGGATTAGATGAATTTTTAATTGCTCGTTCTGGTATAGCAACAGGTTTTTGTGTTGGGTGATTATAAGAAGCTGCACTATCTCTTGATATGTCCCAAACATCCATTTCATCATGATTGGCGTTCCAGGTATTTATAGTATCTCCTTTACATCCAAACAAAATTAACTCGTGTTTGGTTCTGTAGTAAGTGCCTAAACCAAAACAATTTTTGTTCCAAACAATCATAGCTTTATGCGTAAAAGCATCATCAAAAACTTTTTGTATTTGTGGATATCTTTTCCAGTCAATGCACTCATATATACTTGCTCCATCTGAACAAGATGACCACAAGACAGAATTTATATCCTCTAAAAACACATCAAAGTCATCTGCTGACATATTGTCATTTTTAATGCCACCCCAAGGCTTTCTTCTTTTTTTATCTACCCTTGAGGAATAGTCTGCGTTGTAAGGCGGATCAGTAAAAACCATATCTGCTTTATTACCATCCATTAACTTATCCACCGCATCAATGCTCGTGCTATCACCACACATAAGCCTGTGATTACCTAATAACCAAATATCACCCTCAACAGTTATAGGGTCTTCAACTAAATCTGGAGTGCTATCTTCGTCTACCAACCCCTCTGTTGGATCAGCCAATATATCGTTAATCTCTTTATCCTCAAAACCAAGCAGCGACACATCAAAATCCAAGTCATTTAAATCATTTAGTTCAACCTTTAACATATCAAAGTCCCAACCAGCATTTAACGCTAATCTATTGTCAGCTATAACATATGCTTTCTTTTGTGCTTCGGTTAAATAATCCAAACATATAGTTGGAACAGTTTTAAGGTTTAGTTTTTGTGCAGCTTGGACTCGACCATGACCAGCAATAATTAAGCCCTCATCATCAATTAAAACAGGATTGGTAAAACCAAACTCCTTGATACTTGCGACAATTTGGCTTACCTGGTCTTTATCATGTGTGCGACTATTCCTTGCATAAGGAATTAACTCAGCAACATTTTTGTACACTATCTCTCTATTCTCCATGTAAATATTCTAAGTTATTAAATGTTTATTGAAAACAAATTAATTATCTTGTTATTGGTAATAGCGTAGAAAAGAGTTGCATTGTGCGTTCTATTTGCTATAATCATTATGTAGCCAGGGAAAGCTACCATTTAATAGGAGAGATAAATGAACCTAACACCGCTTGAAACAAAATGCTTAGAAGAAGCATTAGTATATGCAATTTGCGATTATGAGGAAAACTTAAAGTACCAAATTGATAATGGTTTTGACCCATCAGAAATAAAAGCGCAAAGACAATTATTAAGAGGTATGGAAAGAGCGCATTCAAAACTTGTAATTTATAGGAGAGATAAATGAAAGACTTTGCACACAAACTGCATAAACCACAACAACCAAAACCATGGACTGATGTAGCTCGTGAGATGACTGAGAACATAATCTTCGTCATAGCGACTGTGTTGGCCTTGGTAATCATTATTAAGGGAGTAATGTAATGGAAGATATAAAGACTTATTTAGACGAAGGTGAACACAATAGTAGTTGGTCAAATGATTGGAAAGACCCGGACAACTTTTGGGGAAACAATGCTCAGGTTCATGTTTACTACAATCGTAATTGCAGCTTTAAACTCAAGCGAGAAATTTGGCATGGTTATAAAACCAAGATCATTAAACCAAATGACATCGAGATACTTACCAACGACACGCCATTTACCAAAGCAGAGTTAAAGACAGCTCTGATAGAGAAATGGTTTGCATCAGAGAATGAGAACACAAGACAAGCCAACAACAAGGGTGCGCGAGAGCGTAGAGCAAAACAAAAGGAGATAGCGTAATGTCAGTTACCAGATACAACTTTAGAAAACCAAAGATCAATCGCCAAGAACATGAGGCGATCAATAAGATCTTAACGCATCCACACTTCAACGCATTGATTAATGCTGAGGCCCTTGATGTATTAACCGAGCTTGGAATTAGTGCTAAACAGTTCCAGGATATTATTAATAAA